GGCGAACAAAAGAATCGCAACGGTCGCATGTATTCTAGTCACATCCTAGAACGCGAAGCGAAGCGATACAACGAAGAATATATCTCCAAGAACCGTGCGTTCGGGGAGCTTGGGCATCCAGATAGCCCATCAATCAATCTGGACCGTGTTTCACACCTGATCGTAAACCTCAAGCAAGAGGGAGCATCCTTCATTGGTAAAGCCAAGATCCTAGAGACTCCAATGGGCAAAATTGCCAAGTCTCTACTCGACGGCGGTGCCACTTTGGGTGTTTCCTCGCGCGGAATGGGTTCCCTCAAGGAAGTCAATGGCGTGAACATGGTTCAAGATGACTATTATCTAGCTACAGCAGCAGATATCGTGGCTGACCCTTCGGCTCCCGGTGCCTTTGTTCAGGGCATTATGGAAGGCAAGGAGTGGGTATGGGACAACGGAATCGTCCGAGAGGTCGATGTTGTCGGATACTACACCGAAATGCAGAAGGCAAGGTCGAAGCAGATCGAAGAGATTTCACTAAAAATCTTCGAAAACTTCATGTCAAAAGTTTGAAAACACTAAATAAATTCACCTGTTAAGGAGTTTACACATGAGCAAGTCTCTATCCGAATCTGCCGCTGAAATCCTAAATGCTTCCCTTGGCGCAGCCAAGAAGGACGCTATGCCAGTTGGCGGCGCACAAATCACTGACCTCGGTGGTCAGACCCCAACGACTCTCCCAACGGCGCATGGTGCTGTTGCGTCCGCACAGGCAACCGAAGCTCCTAAGCCCGGTCAGGGGGATGCTCCTAAGCTTCCTGCCGTTGACCCTGTAAAGAAGAAGAAGCAGACCAATGATGTTGGTACTGTTACTCCTCGCCCCGGCACCACAATTGCTGATCAGGGAACTAAGGCTAACGAAGAGACTGAGGAAGATGAAGTCGAACTCACCGAAGAAGAGATGGACGAGTATCTCGATTCTCTTTCTGAGGAAGAGCTAGAAGCCCTCGCTGCCGAAGTCGAGTCCCTTGATGAAAAGAAGGACGATGAAGACGACGAAGATGAGGACGATGAAGACGAAGACGAAGATGATGAAGACGAAGACGAGGATGATGAAGACGAGGACGACGACAAAAAGAAGTCCAAGAAGGATGAGTCCGTCGAAGCATCTGATGAGCCTGTCCTCACCGAAGAAGAGATTGCAGAAGCCCGTAAGCAAGCCATGAAGAAGATGGTTACTGACAACATGGGTTCATGCAAGGAAGATATCGACGCCCTGTTCTCAGGTGAGTCGCTATCCGAAGAATTCAAGACAAAGGCAACCACGATTTTCGAAGCAGCGGTTCGCGCTCGCGTCGAGACAATCGCGGAGAAGATTGCCGCAGAAAATGAAACCATTCTGGAAGGAACGATTGCCGAAGTCGAGGCATCATTGACCGAGCAGGTTGATGAGTATCTCAACTACGTAGTCGAGCAGTGGTTGGAAGACAACGAACTAGCCGTTGAAACTGGTCTACGTGCAGAAATTGCCGAAGACTTCATGGCTGGTTTGAAGAACCTCTTCCTTGAACACTACATCGAAATTCCAGAAGACAAGGTTTCACTTGTCGATGAACTGGCTACTAAGGTTGCCGCAGCAGATGCAGCACTTGAAGAACAGGTCGCAACAAACAAGGAATTGACTAAGAAGCTCAATGAGTCCACGGCACAGGAAGTGCTACGCAAGATTTGTGAAGGACTCACTGAAATTCAGGTCGCAAAAATCAAGTCGCTCGCAGAGGGCGTCGAGTTCACCACAGAGGGTGAGTATTCGCAAAAGCTCGCAGTGATTCGCGAGAACTACTTCCCATCAGGCAAGAAAGTGAATGAGGCTCCTGTTTCGATTGTCGAAACTGAGGTAGCACCGGTAAGTGGTAATATGGATCGTTATGTGAACGCAATTACGAAGATCGCAGCCAAGTAAAGCGCGACTTCAACTCAACCTCTAACGGAGAAAATCAAATGTATCTATCAGAAACTTTCGTAACGAAGTGGGCACCTGTCCTAGACCACTCCGATATGGCACCTATCAAGGATCCGTATCGTAAGGCAGTCACCGCCGTCATTCTTGAGAATCAAGAAAAGGCGATGATGGAAGAAGCTAATGCCTATGGCAACATGTTCGAAGCTGTTCCTAACAGCGTCGGCGGTGGTATGGGCGGCGTCGGCGGCGCAGGCAACATCAAGGGTTTCGACCCTATCCTCATCGGTCTGGTGCGCCGTGCGCTCCCTAACCTGATGGCGTATGATGTTTGCGGCGTCCAGCCTATGACTGGTCCTACCGGTCTTATCTTCGCCATGCAGACTAAGTATGCTAACACTGGCAACGCTGTCCTTAACACGGCATCGACACCAGAAGCATTCTACAACGAATCCAACACCGCATGGTCCGGTACCGGCAAGCACGACACTTCGATGCTAGGCGTCGGCGCATCGGGTGGTCTTGGAAACTTGCTGTCGGCAGGTGGACAGGCTAACACCGTTCTTGCTAACACCGGTACGGGTATGACTACGGCAACTGCCGAAGCTCTCGGATCGACAATGGCAGAAATGGGCTTCACCATTGAGCGCGTATCTGTTGTCGCTAAGAGCCGTGCGCTCAAGGCTCAGTACACGCTTGAACTCGCACAGGACTTGAAGGCAATTCACGGTCTTGACGCAGAAGCCGAGCTTTCGAACATTCTCTCGACTGAAATCCTCTCGGAAATCAACCGTGAAGTCGTTCGTACCCTCTACGCTGTTGCTAACATCGGTTACACTGGCGTTACCACAAACACGTTCAACCTCTCGTCGGCTTCGGATACGTCCGGTCGTTGGGCAGTTGAAAAGTTCAAGGGACTCCTGTTCGCAGTCGAAAAGGCTTGCAACAAGATCGCCAAGGACACGCGCCGTGGCAAGGGTAACATTCTGATCGTCAGCACGGACGTTGCATCGGCTCTGTCGATGACCGGCTTGCTCGACTACCAGAGTGCGCTCACCAACAACACCAACCTAGCCGTTGACGATACGGGCAACACGTTCGCAGGAACGCTGTTCGGTCGCCTAAAGGTTTACGTTGATCCGTATTCCATCACTGGATCGGACTTCGTAATCGTCGGATACAAGGGACCAACACCTTACGACGCAGGCGTGTTCTACTGCCCATACGTTCCATTGCAGATGGTCCGTGCTATCGACCCTGACACCTTCCAGCCTAAGATCGGCTTCAAGACTCGTTATGGTCTGGTACAGAACCCATTCGGCAGCTCGCAGCAGGGTGCAGAAACAGTTGTTTCCGGCACGTTGAGTGACCACACGAATACTTACTACCGTAAGTTCTCGGTCATCAACCTGATCGGCTAATAGCTAACAAAAACAAATAGGTCTAACGACCGAGTGACTCAGGGGCGGGGAGAAATCTCCGCCCCTTTTTGTTGTGTCTAAATAGAGCATAGCCTCTCGGAGAACACTATGGGCGCAACCACACGCAATCCTTCCAATCGCGACTACCTGCAAAGCACCAAGTTCAAATTCAACATGGCGCGGTTGCCGGGTGTTACATACTTCTGCCAGACGGTCAACCTTCCCGGTCTTTCCCTGACCGAAGTAATCAGACCTACCCCATTCATCGACCTGTATATGCCGGGTGAAAAGTTGATATATGACTCATTGAACTTAACCTTCATCATCAACGAAGACCTCTCGGATTGGGAACAGATGCACGACTGGATTCGGGCTATGACCTTCCCGCGTGAGTTTGAGGAATATGCCAATCTCGGCAAACTCTCAGCCGCGTCACAGATTCGGGTTGGTTCCAAAACACCACCGCAGTATACAGACGGATCGGTGACTATCTTCACCAACAAGAACAACCCACAGATTCGGGTGAATTTCAAGGACTTGTTCCCTACGACTCTAGGTGGAATTCAATTTAACTCAATGGACTCAGCCGAGAACATCCTCACCTGCGATGCGAGCTTCAAGTTTTCTTATTACAATATCGAAAAGGTTTGATTTTCTTATTGAAATATGATACCATAATGATATGGTTTTGATGAGGATTTTGTCATGAGTAACTTCGAAGCGCCCACCCTTGAACGACTGATCACGGAATGGGAAAATGATGCCAAGGTAGACACCACTGATGCGGGTAAAGAAATGATCCGCATCCCCTTGATGCATTCTAAGTACAATAAGTATCTCTCCCTGCACAAGCTTGCGAAGGCACGGCAGGAAGCGGAACTGTACAAACTGCGCAAGCAGAAGTGGATGTACTACAGTGGCAAGCTGACACAGCAGGAGCTAGCCGAGTTGGGTTGGGAACCTTTCGCGTTCCTCCTCAAGTCAGATATGTCGGTGTTCATGGATGGCGACATTGAAATCCAGAAAGTCGGGGCAAGAATCACACTCCATGAAGAGTGCGTATCCTTCTGCGTCAATGTCATGAAGGAACTCAACAACCGCACATGGCAGATGAAGGAATGGATGGCATGGGAGAGATTCAGCCGTGGTGGGTAAACTGACACAAGCTACTTTTCAAATTGTCGTACCAAAGATGGTGGGTGGCTACCGTCTAGGTAAAGGACTGTACAGTTGGAAGTTGAAACTGGAACACAAGCCAAGATGGTTCCACCGATTCTGTATGAATCTGTTCTTTGGTATCTCATGGGAAGATGATGATTGATGTTCATGTCGAACAAATTGACAACGTATGGGCGCGTGTAGTATGTGAAGATTCGATAGCACAAGAACTATCAGACTTCTTTACCTTCGCTGTTCCTAACGCACACTTCTCGCCTCAATACAAGAGCAAGTATTGGGACGGGAAGATTCGTCTATTCTCGACTAAGACACACAAGATTTACGTAGGGTTGATTCCTTACGTTGGATTGTTTTGTAAGGAGAACGACTACACTTTCTCCCACATGGTATTCAAAGGGATTCCGCTGATCGCAAAGACGGAACACATTCAAGAGTATGGAATACCTCTCAAGCCTTTCGAATACCAGTACGCAGGTTTCCTCCACGCACTAAACAACAAGCGGTCGGTGATTGTTTCGCCAACCGCCTCTGGCAAATCGCTGATGATCTACATGATCGTGCGTTGGCTCTTATCTAACGGTAGGAAGCGTGGGCTGTTGATCGTTCCTACAACTTCTCTAGTCGAGCAGATGAACAGTGACTTCGCATCTTACGGCTGGAACGTAGCCGAAAACTGCAACATGGTCTACTACGGCAAAGACAAGTTCAAAGATGCCAAGCTGACTATCTCCACATGGCAGTCGATCTATGACATGCCGAAGCCGTTCTTCAAAGCCTTTGATTTCGTGATCGGTGATGAAGCTCACCAGTTCAAGGCAGACTCGCTCAAGAAGATCATGACAGGACTAGTCAACTGCGACTACCGTATAGGAACTACCGGCACACTGGACGACAGTAAAGTACACAAGCTGGTACTAGAAGGACTCTTCGGACCAGTCAAGAAGGTAGCCAATTCCAAGGATCTGATGGGCAAGCAACTGGCTACCTTGAGTATTGAGTGTGTTGTCCTCAAGTATCCAGAAGAGGTCTGCAAGTCAGTCAAGGGATTCGACTACGTATCAGAAATGGATTTCCTGATCGGCAATCCTCGGCGGAACAACTTCATTGCGAATCTTGCAGGTGTCCGCAAGGGTAATACACTCGTCCTATATACCTATGTGGATAAGCATGGTAAAGTGCTGTATGATCTGATCAAGACCAAATTTCCAAACCGTAAGGTGTTCTTCGTATGTGGAGACACCGAAGCACTAGAAAGGGAGGAAGTCAGACGCATTACCGAGCAGGAAAAGGATGCCATCATTGTCGCCTCATACGGGACATTCTCTACTGGCACCAACATTCGTAATCTACACAATGCGATACTTGCTTCGCCTAGCAAGTCGAAGATACGAGTTCTACAGTCTCTTGGAAGGATCCTGAGACTAGGAGACAACAAGACCTCTGCAACCCTGTTCGACATTGCCGACGATCTACGCTACAAGTCATACACCAATTTCACATTGAAGCACTACGAGGAACGAATCAAGATTTACAATGGGGAAAAGTTCAATTTCAAAACCCATAACATAGGAATAGGACCATGAACAATCCGCATCATCTCGTTTTCCTAAAAATGCGCACAGGTGAAGATATCGTCGGATATCTTCTCCCTAAGAGTGAAGTCGATACAGGCTATGCGATAGGCAAGCCTCTTTACATGCGTGTCGAAACAGACATGTCTACCGGCAGACAAATGATTGAAGTTAGGGAAGTGCTACCACCACTTTTGGTGGACGTAGACACTTTTCTAGTCCCTGTTGAGGAAGTAAGACTAATTACACCAATACGAGACTCTTTCAAAGAGGAACTCGACTCTGTAATCAGACTTTTCTATTCGGTTAAACCTCGTCCAAGGAAGAATGACGATGGTAGTAAGGTTGTTCCCTTTGGTGGGAGAGATTCTTCTAAGATTCATTGAGTTCTTTTACACCTACTTGCACTGCTACACAGTGGATTGTACACACATTCGGAGGCTTTGTCAAATCATTATGGCTAGAACTAATTACATTGATAACAAACTGTTCTTCAAAGAGATGGTCGCATACCGGAAAGCCGTGAAAAAGGCGAAGAAAGAAGGACTACCGAAACCGAGACTACCCGAATACGTAGGTGAGTGCTTCATGAAGATTGCGGAGAATCTGTCACACAAACCAAACTTCCTTTCCTACACATTTCGAGAGGAAATGAAATCTGACGCAATCGAAAACTGCGTCATGTACGCAGATAATTTCAATCCGGCTAAGTCCAAGAATCCGTTCGCCTACTTCACTCAGATCGTCTACTACGCATTTCTAAGACGAATTCAACGAGAGAAGAAACAATTGTATGTGAAGTATAAGTCTACTGAGATGCACGGCATTCTGGATGACTTCGACCAGATGGAATCGGAAGACGGCATGACTCGTCAATTTGAGATGTACGACAACATCAGTGAATTCATCCAAAACTTCGAAGATGCGCGAGCAAAGAAAAAGGAAAAAGCCAAAAGAAACCTTGAGAAGTTCATTGAATAATATCGCAAAGTGTGCTATACTATAGGTGAGTGACTCATTTTAATTGGAGTTTAGCATGGCGACGAGAAAGAAAGCGAAAGAGAAAACCTTCGTAGAACGTTGGAGAGTGGATATCATCGAAACGGAACGCGGTTGGGGCAGCAAGGTAGATGAGAGCAAATACTTCAAGAGCCTCAAGCGAGCGCAGAACTTCGTAGTGAAGTACAACGCGAAGAACAATGAGCCTGTGGTTCCCGCATGGTATATGTACGCGACCGCACCTTTCAAAGCCATGGTTGAAGAAACCGAATGAAGATAGCAATTCTTGGGGACACCCACTTCGGCATGAGGAATGACTCGGCTGCGTTCAATGCGCTAGCCCGTAAGTTCTATTCGGAAGTGTTCTTCCCCTATCTGAAAGCCAATCGCATTACTAGCGTAGTCCAGCTAGGTGACTTGTTTGACAGACGCAAGTTTGTCAACTTCAACACGCTCGCAACAGCCAAAGAGTATTTCTTTGACCCTATGC